TTAACTTTCCATACAGGACATTTAACCGCATACAATAATGGTATGAATACCATTTGGACTCCAGTATCTTCTGCATATGGTACTAACTCTATGCAAGTAGTATCATGGGAAAATTCTAAGAAACTCACGAATGATTTTATGGATCAGAAACTTTCAATGGCAGAAATGCAAAGACGGTGTACAGAATTATCTTATCCAGTAGAGATAAGGCCTGGCCATGCTTGGTTATTCAATCAGGGTCACTGGCATGGTAATGTAAATAATACTACAGGAGTCACTCGTATAGGACTTGATATAAGAGCTATGGCCAAGGGAACAGACTACGGTTATCGCAAACCTGGCAGTTACTTTCGTTTCCCTGGCGATACGGTAGAAGTCCCGAAGGTTGACACAGATAGACGGTGGATAGTTTTCAATGATCCGGCTGGAGATTACATAGGAACAATGCCCTTTTATATTGCAAGAAGTTTCATAGAGAACTATGCAGACAGAGTAGGGATTAAACCAGTTGGATGGCACAATGAATATACTCTGACTGATTGGAATCCTCACCTAGAGTTTTTTATTAACGAGACAGAAGTTCAAGGTATTGCTTTACTCAGTATGCACGGTCTAAGTAGTTCCATAAATAGAAGGATGGAGCTATTTGAGTTATGTGTAGAGAAGGATATTCATGTGTTATTTTGTGATGAAAATTTCTTGTTGGATTCTAAAGAAGGATTGGATTATATAAAAAGATGCCTAGAATTTTAAAACCAGTAAAACTAGATATGGACACAGAAGTTTTCTTCAACGTCAAGTGGGAAGACTATCGGTGTTCCTGTATCCAACACCAGAAGGTTGAACAGAAAGATTTGCATCCAGATAATAAAATGCCTGAGTCTCTTGTCCTAGATAACACCGCAATTCATCAGAAGTTTTTTGATAAAGGCGAAGTAGACTATTTTGAATTGGGAGAAAAGACAGGAATTGGTGTGGTATCTGTCTCAGTTATCAAACAGGAGCCAGGAAATATTATCCCTAAACACAGAGATATGTTTTTTAAGATCAAAGAACAATATCCAAATGCAGAGACAGAATTAGTCCGAGCAAATATTTTCCTAGAGGATTGGAAATCAGGACATTATATGGAGTTTGATGAACAACCACATACTCATTGGAAAGCAAATGAAGGATTTGTCCTTAATCAAGATGTAATACATCTATCTGCAAATGCAGGCTTAGAAGACAAATACACCCTACAAATATCAGGATTTTATAATGACTCTGCGATACACGAATCTCCCCGACAATAAAGATAAAACATTTGGCGGCGCATATAGTGTCCATGATGATGAAACTGTTAATGAGATGAATACTCTCATATACGAATTCACTCAAGAAGAGATCAACCATGATGCTATTCGTGAGGATTTCTTAGAGACATATAAATGGTGGATGCCCTCTACACATAACCTCATAGGTATTGAAAAGTTCACAGAAGGATGTTTCACTCAAGGGACAACTGAATCCTTTGCACAATTCTATATTCGATACAGAAACCACAAGAGGCTAAGACTGGCAAAGGGCGAGTACTTCTACCATCAGATGATGCGTGGTTTATGGTATGCAGAATCGCAGTCTTTTGCATGGTTAGATGAGGATGAGATCAGAGAAGGAGATGTTGTTCTTCTTAGTGTGCCGTTTGCTGATACAGGAGATTTACCATATGCTCTAGAAGAGTTGTTAGATAACTGCGACAGAAATAATGTTCCTGTCATGCTTGATCTTGCATACATCAATCTTGCAGTAGACCTAGAAATAAATCTAGAACATCCTTGTATTGAGTATGTTGTATCATCCCTATCGAAAGTATTTCCAGTAGAAAATTTAAGAGTTGGTATTCGATTACAAAGAGAGAAATTTGAAGATCAACTTTATGTAGTCAACGAGTCTGGATATAATTATATAAATCTTCTTAGTGCATATGTGGGTAAAGAATTGATGCATGAGTTTGAAGCAGACTTTATTTACGATAAGTATAAAGAAGATCAAGAGGTTTATTGTAAACATTTTGACCTTACACCATCACCCTGTGTATATTTTGGAATAGATCATGATGACAAATATCCAGAATACAACAGGGGAAATGAAACAAATAGGTTGTGTTTCTCTAGACTTTGGGATGGAAGACAAGATGAAATGCAATAATGATTGGGACACTCTCAAAGAAATTATTGTAGGTACAGCAAAGGGATATCGAACACCAGAGTTAAATAGAAGTTTTAAGAGCTGTCAGTTCCCAGAGTATGATGAAGAATCTATTCCAATTGGTTCATATCCTGATTGGGTGATTGAAGAAACAGAAGAGGATTTAGATACCCTTGCAAAAACTTTAACATCACATGATGTTGTTGTTCATAGGCCAGACCTAACACACAATCATTCTGATAACTGGCATCATTATTCTCCAAGGGACTGTACTTTGATTGTAGGAGATACAATCATAGAAACTCCTTCCCCTATTCTTAATAGACAGTATGAAACATGGGGATATCGAAACATATTTAACTCCTTGCATGAGAGGGGATATAAGTGGATCAAAGCACCTATTCCTATACTTTTCGATGAGAACTTTAAGAAAGATGTGAAGGGTGTTCCATCTCTTAATAATGAGGAGATTCTATTTGAGGCTGCAAACTGTGTTCGTGTAAACGATGACATTCTATTTCAAGTTAGTAATACTGGTAATGAAAAGGGCGCAAGGTGGTTACAGGATGTTCTAGGTGACAAGTATAAGGTACACCTATGCAAGAACCTTTACTCATATGCACATCTAGACAGCACAATCATACCGTTACGTGAGGGTTTGGTTATGTATAATGCGAGCAGGGTTACTGAAGAAAATGAGCCAGACCTGTTTAAGTCATGGGATAAAATATGGATAGATGAGTGTCATTCTAGTATCAGAAGAACGAATCTCCCTTGGGGTGCAAGTGAGTGGATCGGTTTAAATATGCTTAGTATTAATCCTCACCTTGCAATTGTTGATAAGAAACAAAAAGAGATGATTAACAAATTAAAAGAACATAAGATAGAAATTATTCCCCTAGAACTTAGACATGATAGATTGTTGGCTGGAGGGTTTCATTGTGTTACTTTGGATTTGGTGAGAGATGATTAGATTAGTTGTTGATGAAGTTGTTGGATTGCCTGATATATTTGGAGATTATCGTGAAAAATATATTAGAATGGGAAATCTACCATATTGGTTAGATATAAACAAAATAGATTATGAAATTGTTTCTCTTAAATCATCTAAAGAATTTATTTACATTATTAACTGCCCATGTCTCTCGGCAGAGTATGAAAACTACGATTTCTCTACATTGAGTGATATAGATTGCAAAATTATTATTAATGATGCAATGGAGGGTTCTAGTTGGTTGCCTCGTGAGGTTGAAAATTTTACACTGTATCTGAAAATACACAATATAAACCCAGAACGAGTAACAGTAATAACTCAGAATTATAATTATGCAGATGCTAAATTTCCGTTTAATATAGTTATTTGGAATCTAATGGAGTCTTTTGCGAGAGTTAATGCGATAGAGTGGATAGATTATAATGACGATGCAAAAAAATTTCTTTGTTTAAATCGGTGGCCACATCAACATAGAATTGATTTTATGTCTCAAATGTACAAACTCGATATATTAGATCAGTTTAATTATAGTATGCCTGATGAACCCTATGACAACGTGGATATGAAACCCGGCCTTTATTGGGAATTTCCTTATCACAAAAAAGAAAGTTTATTGTATATAGTTACAGAGACTTTTTTTGATAGAGGTGATTATATAAGAGATGTTAGTGAAAAGACTTGGCGGCCTATTGCTTTACAAATGCCATTCATCCTCATACATCAACCATTTGCGTTAAGAAGATTGAGAGAATTGGGGTATAGAACATTTCCTTGGGATGAAAGTTACGACACAATCATAGACCCAAAAGAAAGAATGACCGCTATAATAGATTTGGTAGTGACCCTAAATAGTAGGAATGATTTTGTAGAACTTATAGAATCTTGTAGAGATATAGTTGAACATAATTTTGATTTACTAAAAATAAGAAGACCAGAAATGGATATGATTAGAGCGTTGTCATGAAAACTCAAAGTGCAAAAGCAAAAGGTAGAAGATTCCAACAATGGGTCAGGGATCAATTAATCGAATCATTAGATGTCCATCCAGAAGATATCGAATCTCGCTCTATGGGTGCTGGTGGAGAAGACCTCATAATGGCCCGTGCAGCGAGAGAAAAGTTTCCGTATTCAATAGAGTGCAAGAACCAAGAAACCCTAAATATATGGAAGTCTTACGAACAAGCTGCATCAAATTCAGGAAATCATGAACCTGTTGTGTTTATTAAACGTAACAATCAAACTCCCCTTGCGGTTGTTGATGCAGAATATTTTATAAAAATGCATTTAAAATAAGGTTTGTTAACGATATATTAACTCCTTTTGTGTTATAATGTATAGAATCACAAATGGAGAATATGATGAAATCAAAATCAATGAGAAAAGTAGAACCTATACATAAAGTGACGAAAATGAAAACTCCTACTTTGGATCAAAGAATAGAAAAGTATGAGAACACGCCTGCACAAATAAAAAAAGAGAAGAGACTTTTGAATTTGTTAGTATAAGTATAAGTAGAGTATTTCGTTAAGATACTCTTAAAACGAGAGTTCATGATATAAATATAAGTATCTAATATGTAAACTGTGATCATTATGTGAAAGAAACAGGAGATGAATCATGGTTGCAGAAATAATTGCAGGGATAACTCTTTGTAATAGTGCCTATAAAGCAATTAAGGAAGGTATCAATAATTGCAAAGAGGTGAGCCAACTGGCAGGATCAATAGATCAGTTAGTAGAAGGTAAAGAACAAGTAGACAAAGCAGCTAAACCTACTAACATGGTAGCGAGTAGGTGGGGCGCTATGATGGGTAAAAAAGGTATTGATAATAAAGGATCGTTATCAGTAGGTTCGATTATACAGGAAAAAATAAATCAGAAGCTCGCAGATGAGGAATTATCTAAAGTTAGATTCATGGTGAACCGCCGTTTCGGCCTAGGCACATGGGAAGATATCATGATGGAACGTGATAAAAGAATTGAAAAGGCGAAAACCAGAAAACAAAAAGAAAGAGAACGCCAAAAAGAAAAAATGGAACACTGGCTTGATATAGCAAAAAACTCTATGATAATGATATTAGTTTTACTTGGTATGTTTATAGGATTTATGTTTTATACAGACAAGTGGGTGCTGTAATATGAACGAACTTACAACATTTGTGTCAATGTGGCCAATATTAATTGGAATTATATCTTTAATTATAGTTCTTGCAAAAATGCATTACGCAATAGGTGTTCTTGAAGAAAAAGTTAAAGTAGCATTTGATTTAATTAATAAAATTAATGATGCCGCTCGAACTAAATGAGGAAGTAACTATGTTATTAGAGTGGCTATTAGTCCTGACTGTCTGTGGGCCAATAAGACCTCAATGCGTGTCTCAATTAGTCTCAACTTATAATACTATTGATAAGTGCATCGTGAGGAAGAAAGAATATTCGGCGATGCCGAAAGATGGTGGTTGGTCAACAGTTAACTACGAATGTAAACTAAAAGGTGGAATGAAAGCATAAATGAGTGAAACTAATATAGTTTTCCTATTTGGTGGTATTATATTCTTAATATTCATAGCAGCCCTTCCATTCTTTGGTAGAGTTGCATCATCAATCCCTTCCCTATTATCTCTCTGTGGATTCTAGATAGATGCAAAAAATAAAAAGTGATCAACCTTTTGAGGTTGAATTAAAACAAAGCGACATTTCATTTACGGTTCCAGCAGATAAATCGATTTTAGAAGTTTTATGGGAACATGAAGTTGATGTAATGTATGCTTGTGAAGACGGTTGGTGTGGAAATTGTAAAGTTGGTTTAATTTCGGGAAAAGTTGATCATAGAGACGAGTTTCTGGATGATGATGACCGTGAAAATTATCTTCAAGTATGCGTTTCTCGAGCAATGCCGGGCGAAAAATTAGTTCTTGATATTTAAAAAGGGGGTTGACAAACTTCCTATTTTCTTCTATAGTAAGTATAGTTAAAACTATACGGATAAATAATACATCATGGTAAAGAAGAAAATCACTGTTTCCACAGATAATAGTTCTTGGAAAGCACCAAAAAGAAAAAAATCACGTAAACCTATGTCTGATGAACAAAGGGCAGCTGCATCAGAACGTCTTGCAAAAGTACGAGAAGCGAGAGCGGCATCTGACCCCTCTTATGGTAAATCTAATTTACATGAGAGTTTGTGGGATTTACCTAAAGATCACCAGTTACATCCCGACAAAATTAAGGTCTGGATTAAAACGCAAAAAGAACTTGCGAAGACAGAACGTGCTCAAGTCAAACAGAACATCAAGGGTGCGATTGCCAGACTAGCAGACCATGAGGGGTATGTACGAAATATGAGTTCATATCTCAAACATGGTGATTGGATAGATATGTTTTATGGTGAATATCAAGAAAAGAGGATTCGTAATCGTTGTGTGGCATTGGGATACTATTGGTATGGCCCAAACATAGGACAACCAAAACGTGACGTTGGAACATTCTATCCAGATTTAAATATGGTTTGGGAAAGTGGTATGGTAGAATGACAGCTGATATAATTAAAGGCCCTTGGAAAAAGGGAAGAAAAGTCATAGTTCCTGATAGCAGTAATGCAGATAAAATATTAGAAGATATTACGTTTGCTAATGATCTCAATGAACAGGTGATGGTACAATTAATACATACCTTAGAAAAAAATGAAATTGATATTGAAAAAGAATCTTTTATCAAAAATATGTCTTTTGTTATTGAAGTCTCAAAGGCAACTATATATAAGGCGATGGGAATGAAACATCCTTTGAACATCCTTATGGATGGACTTACAGAAACTAATGACTCACCGGCCGGAGCAGATGTTGATTTTGAGACTTTAGGAAAGTTATATAATATGATTGAAGATGAACAAGATGACCCCGAAGTTTCATAAACCATTTTCCCCAATGATATTGGAGACTCAAGTCCCAGATAGATTTGTTGATATTGTCAATACAATATCTGATAAGGTACTTGACAGCGATTCTGCAAGCCAGGAGTGGGATTGGTCGCACAAACTCGTAGGTAAGGTGCATAAAGAAGTTCAAATTCCTGTTAGAGCTAAGGATGACAAAGAGTTTCTTATGCAAGTCATGAAGGGTGGATGTGTAGATTATCTGAAAGAATCCATAAAATCCAATACTGCATATGGGTGGAGAAAAATTGCAGATGACGCAGTTCCCTCAATGGATAATATTCACATGGCTCATAGTTGGGTTGTCAGTCAGTATGCAGGCGATTTTAATCCAGCACATCACCACAGTGGAGACTTCTCTGGTGTGATCTATCTTAAACTACCACCTAAGATGCATGATGAGATTGTAGAAGATAGCAAAGATCACTACCCAGCAAGTGGATTGATCGAATTTACTTTTGGTGAGAACCAAGAGTTCCGTAGTGATAATCTAAAATTCAAACCCGAAGCTGGAAAGATGTTGATATTTCCTTCATGGTTAAAGCACTTTGTTTACCCATTTAAAAGTGAGGGGGAGAGGAGAAGTATGAGTTTTAACGCTCATATGTACGTACCGACACCTACTAAGGAGTATAAGTTGTCATGATACTAGTTGATATGAGCCAGATTATGATGGCAAACATTATGATGCAAATGCATATGTCCAAGAAATCTGAACCAGAAGAAGAGATGGTAAGACATATGATTCTTAATTCTTTACGTATGTATCGCACACGATTTCTATCTGAATTTGGTGAGATGGTTCTATGTTATGATTCTAGACACTATTGGAGGCGTGATTATTTCCCAGAGTACAAATATAGTCGTAGGAAGGGAAGGGCCTCAGATACCAAAGATTGGGATGCAATTTTTGGTTGTCTAAATAACATCAAGGATGAAGTTAAGACACATATGCCCTATAAGTCAGTAGAGGTATATGGTGCAGAGGCTGATGATATTATTGCAACATTATGTTCTGAATATGCAGAAGAGATTATGATACTTTCTGGTGATAAAGATTTTATTCAGTTACAGAGGTTTCCTAATGTGAAGCAGTATAGTCCTATTACCAAAAAAATGATAAATGGTGAAGACCCAGTTAGATACATAAAAGAACATGTTTTTAAGGGAGATACCAGTGACGGCATTCCTAATGTGTTATCACCAGACAATACCTTTGTTGATGGATTGCGACAGAAACCTATGACAAAGAAAAAGATTGCGGCTTGGATAGATCATGATTTTGAGGACGTTGCTCCTAATGATGAGGTTAAGAGAAATTATCAAAGGAATTTGAAATTGATTGATCTTACATATACACCAAAAGAGCTGTCTAGCGAAATACTAGATACTTATAGAGACTCACCATCAGGAGATCGTAGTCAATTACTAAATTATTTTATAAAAAAGAGGTTAAGTATCCTCACTGAATCGATAGGAGAATTCTAAATGTCAGATAATTACTCACCACTATATTCCGAAATTCTGGATAAGCTTGGAAAAATTAAATCAAAAAAGGATAAGGTCACTCATTTGAAAAAATATAATGATTCATCTTTAAGGATGGTTATTAAATCTTCTTTTGATCCTAAAATCAAATGGTTACTTCCAGAAGGTGATGTTCCTTATAAACCGAATGAGGCCCCAGAAGGTACAGAACATGGTAATCTTGCCTATGAATCACGCAAGTTGTATCATTATATAGAAGGTGGAAACACACTTATATCTCAGAATAAACGTGAATCTATGTTTATTCAATTACTAGAATCTCTACATCCAGATGAGGCTGACATTCTTGTTGCCGCAAAAGATGGTGTTCTACACCGTAAGTATAAGGGATTGTCTGAAAATGTGGTAAAAGAAGCGTTTGATTGGGATGATAATTTCATGTTAATTGAACACGAAACATATCCTCAATCGCCTGGTTCAGCAAATGGATAATTGGATTTGTCCAGTTTGTGGCCATATTCATGAAGGTGACGAACCACCTACAGAAGACTGTCCAATTTGCGGTGCAGCAGCTGAAGACTACGAAAAAGAATAAAACTTTTTTCACTTTTCGTTTAAAATCAATGACTTAGAATGTACGATTTTACTTGACTTATCTTATTTTATGTGTTATTATAATAATATAATGAGACATAACGGAGAAGAGATATGGAAATCGAATTAGGTACAGAAATCACAGGTTGTTTTGGTGCTATGCATCCAGAAGAGATTGGTGAAGTCATTGCGATTGATAAATCTCATCCCCATTTAAATGAATGTAAAGTCAGGTGGGATAATGGTTCTCATACTTGGATGCTTTTGAGTGAGATCAGGGATGACTATTTTGATCCTAAGTTGCCTGGAATAGGTTACTTTGCAGTTGATGTAGATCGTGCTTGGGATTGGGTAGAATAAATGATTGTTAATATCTCAGGCTCTTGCAAATCGACTAGGAAACTAGTCGAGTCTGCTGTATGGAATTATGCAGAAAGATTGATGGGTAAAAGGTTATTGAACACCCTGTACCTCGATATTAAATTGGTAAGAAATTTAACTGAAAAAGTTGGGATTGAAGGTTCTTGCATCTGGGATGAGTGGGAATCCAAAAAAACTCCACGTTCTTACACTATCGAGCTCGACTCTAGTGTTTCACTTAGAAATATATTAATTAACCTTGCCCACGAAATGGTTCATGTAAAACAGTGGGTTTGTGGTGAAATGTACGAATATACTGATCCTAACGTGGTTAGGTTTTTGAAGAAAAAAGTTGATATTTCAAATTTAAATTACTACGACTATCCTTGGGAAATTGAGGCGTTCGGCCGTCAGTTGGGATTGTTCGTAAGAATGTGTGAAGAAGACGGTCATGGTGATCGTGAAGATATGATGGAGATTGCATAATGAGTAAGATGAAAAATTTTATGATGGAAATGGAAGAGTTAGTCGATTGGGCTGTTTGTGAAGGAGCATCAGATTTCAAAGAAGTTGCTACCTTTGTATTGGACAACTACAAACCTATGTCGTTTGTGGACATTGAGTTTTGTAAAACCTATTATAACTCTATAGAGGGTGAAGTCGCCCGCAATTTTAAAGGATAAAAAATGGGAATACTAGAAGGTCTATTTGCAGGGGTTCTTATGATATCGCCTGTACAGGCTGAGATTCCAGACTCGGAACCTTCGGCAGAATGTCTTGCAATGAATATGTATCATGAGGCGAGAGGACAAGGAGTTGCAGGCGTACTTGCAGTTTCTTTTGTTGTATTCAATAGAGTCAGGGATAAGAGGTTTCCCAATACTGTATGTCAGGTTATAAAACAGGGCCCGACTAGAGAGAGTTGGAAAACCAGAAAGATTAAGAATCTATCGCCCGCAATGAGAAAGTATTACCCAATCAGGCATCGATGCCAATTCAGCTGGCATTGTGATGGTAAATCTGATGTGCCTAGAGATAAGAAGACATATGCACGTTTTCTAGAAATTGCAGAGGGAATGATTCGCAATGAATACAGTCTTATAGATATAACAGATGGTGCGACATTCTATCATGCAGATTACGTAAAACCAGCATGGGCAAAGACTAAGTATCGTACTATTGAAATTGGAGATCATATATTCTACAGATGGGAAGTTAATTAGTCCATAGGGACTTGACATTACCTTCTATATCGGGTATAGTATAACTTAATAACAATTAGGAGAGAAAGTTATGATTTTAGGTTTAACAATTATTGGTGCAATAGTAGCTTTGAATGTGGTAGCAACTGGTATATTTTTAGCTTTCTAAAAGGACTATATATTAGAAATGAAGGATACTTTCTATGCAAAGAGAAGGGTACTGGGATTACATGGGCAGAAAGTTGCATGAGGACATGTCTAAAATGACTCCAATACAACATGACATGGCTGGATTAACAGAATCTCATTATGCAGTATTAAAAAGACTTAAAGAGGTTACTGAGCACAATTCTGAGTTAATCAAAAAGATTGAAAGATTGGGAGGAAATCCTAATCAATTGGAGTTAGATATTTAATGCCGACATATACATTTTATGATGACGCTTCTGGAATAGAATGGGATGAATTTCTTTCTATGTCAGAAAAAGAGAAGTTTCTCAAAAAGAACAAACACATACGACAGATCATTCAACCTGTCGCTATTGTGGGTGATCACGTTATGGGTGTGGGCCCAAAGACTGATGGTGGGTTTAATGAAAATATGCAAAGAATTGCAGCTGCACATCCAGGCAGTCCTCTTGCAGATAAATTTGGTGGCAGTACACAATCACACACAGAAATTAAGACTAGGGACGCAATAAATAAGCACAGAAAAACTGTGGAACGATCAGGTTTTTCTGCAAGTAAAAAGAAGACATTATAGGAATTATTATGGCAAGTAAAAAGAATAAAGAAATTAATCACAATAATCTAGTCACAGTTAAACCAATCACAGATAATCAGAAAGTAGTTTTCGAATCTTGGAAAAAAGGTAAGAACCAGTTTTTATTTGGTGCCGCTGGAACAGGTAAAACTTTCGTATCATTGTATCTTGCAATGCAGGATGTTATGGATTTAAAGAAACCATACGACAAAGTTGTAATAGTAAGGTCACTTATTCCTACAAGAGAGATTGGATTTCTGCCTGGCGATGAAGAAGATAAGGCCGCACTCTATCAAGTTCCATATCAGAACATGGTACAATTTATGTTCGAGCAACCTAACGAACAATCCTTCAATAATCTATATGACCGCCTCAAGGGGCAAGGAACACTTTACTTTCTGTCTACCTCATTTTTAAGGGGGTTGACATTTGATAACAGTATCATTATAGTAGATGAATGTCAGAATATGAACTTTCATGAATTGGATACTATTACGACTCGGTTGGGTCAAGATTCTAAGATTGTTTTTTGTGGTGATTTCGATCAAACTGATTTACAGAGAACTAATGAGAAGAATGGTCTTCATGATTTTCTACGTATTCTAGAAGAGATGGAAGAATTTAATTGTACAGAATTTACAATCGGTGATATTGTACGCTCTGGTTTTGTTAGAAATTATTTGATCAACAAGATCAAACTCGGTATAGGAATGGAGTAATCAAATGAATATGGAAAAATTGCAAGAGGAGCTAGAAAATGATGAAGGAGTTAAGTATGAGGTATATAATGATCATCTTGGCTACCCTACTTTTGGCATCGGCCATCTCATATTGGATTCTGACCCCGAATACGGAAGTTCTACAGGAACCGAAGTTAGTGAAGAAAGAGTCAAAGAAGCCTTCGAAGCAGACGTTGTGGGAGTTGTGTCTGACTGCGAAACCCTCTACCCAGATTTCGAAGAACTGCCAGAAGAGGCTCAGAGAATAATTGCAAACATGATGTTCAATATGGGACGCACTCGTTTGAGCAAATTTAAAGGTATGAAACGTGGTGTAGATGCACAAGATTGGAACGCAGCTGCAGATGAGATGGTTGATTCCAGTTGGTATAAACAAGTAACTAATCGTGCAGACAGACTAGTAGCGAGAATGAGAAACGTATGATTGAATTATATTTCATTACAGTTTTAGCAGTTACTACCAATACGAATCCCCAAGGATGGCTTCAGTGGACACAATCTTTTAGTGATAAGGCTATTTGTGAAGAAGTTGTTAAGGATAATAAGGCTAAGATAATTATAGACATTTCTAATTATTTTAAAAGGGGAGGAAAACATTTTATCAAGGCAAAAGATATAAAGTGTATGTCCTTCAATGAAGCAGTTAAACGAAATACGGAGTTGGGCCATTAAGTCAATGTTTAATCATCTGCATTGTTTTTGGTTGCCCCCTATAGCTGCAACAACAACCGATGGTGTTCGTCTATATGAGACACCAGAAGGAAACAAGTATCCATCAATCACAACCATCCTGTCAGTCCGTAATAAGTCTGGATTGACTGAATGGCGTAAACGTGTAGGTGAAAGTACTGCAAACTATATCGCTGGTAAGGCCGCCGCAAGGGGAACTAAAGTTCACCATATGTGTGAGGACTATCTTAACAATGAAAGTATAGAACATCATAAGAAGGATTTTCTTCCTTTCTGTCTTTTCGGTCAACTAAAAGATAAAGTATTGTCAAAAATAGATAACATCCATGCACAAGAAGCAGGACTCTATTCTGATAAATACAAGGTGGCTGGTAGAGTTGATTGTATTGCAGAGTACAATGGTGTACTGTCTATTATAGACTTCAAAACTTCAACCAAAGAACGCAATGACGAATGGAATGAAAACTATTACATTCAATGTTCTGCTTATGCAGAGATGTATGAGGAAAGAACTGGTACAGAGATAGAGCAGATTGTTATTCTATGTGTAACCGAAGATGGTACTGTACAAGAGTTTGTAAAAGAGAAATATGATTACCTTGACGCATTGGTAGAAACCGCTGCAGAATGGAGAAAACAAAATGAAACACCTAGTAAGCTTAATGGCGGTGTTTCTGTTAATGGGTTGCCAAACCACTGACATTACCCCCAAAGACACAACATCGCCCACAAAAATAGAAACAGATGAAAAACTTGCAGAAGAGTCACAACAGATACTACCAAAAAAAGATGAGAAACTAAATGTGCCTCTTACTGGTGCTGTTGTGTCTCATAAACCTATATTATGTGGCCCATCAGATGTTTTTCTAAAGGGTATTGAAAAAACATCACAAGAAAACCCTATTGGTTTTTGGACAGATTCTGCCCATGGTAATAGAGTATTACTTCTACATAATGGAGAGACAGAAACAGTGACTATTTTAGAATACCCCCGGCCCGATGTAGCATGTTTTCTTTCAGTTGGAATAAATTCTAAATTTAAATTTCTACCACAAACAAAAGGAACTTCAATTATATACAAAAAGGTACTTGACTAATCCCTATAGGTATGGTATAAATAGAGTACAATTTGATGATACGGATTAAATGCTGAACTGGACGGGAGTGCAATTCTCCCCACCTCCACCAAATCCCATATACTCATATGGGGGTGAATTAGGATCGACAGGCAGAGATAGATTACGAGGAGAATTGTCGGATGACTGCGTTATTGGTCACATTAGTAAATGCAAACGATAATTTTGCATCTCAAGATTTCGCACTAGCTGCGTAATCGGATAGGGTTTCGGTGGGTTCCTAGTAACAGAATACCCACCACTTTAAAGGATAGAATGAGTCTATCCTATTTTGTCATGTTAAGGAGATAATTGATTATGACTACTACTACTAAGACCTCTAAGGTCGTTTCTAAGGCCTCTAAGGTCGCCAATGCACTGGTTAATGGTGCAGAACTAACCGCTAAACAGATTTCGTCACGTTATGGTGTGAAAAATGTTCGTGCCGTTATAAGCCAACTACGTTCAGAAGGATTTTCAATCTATTTGAATAAAAGAGTATCGTCTTTTGACGGTGAGACATATATGAAATATGCACTCGGTACACCTCGCCGGTCAGTGGTTGCCGCTGGTTATAAAGCATTACGTTCAGCGTAATGTCTTTCGGGTGATGCCGTAATACATCCGTGTGGGGTCTACGGTTAACCCCACACCTAATTTTATTAAAAGGATTTGAGTATGGCTCTTACGACACCGAAAATTTTTGCATTAAAGATAGAAGATATTGTTAAAGAGAAACGAATTACACATATGGAAGCAGTACTTTGGTATTGTTCAGATCAAGAAATTGAACCTGATTCCGTGAAGGGACTTATATCCAAACCACTTAAACAAAAGCTTGAAGCAAATGCACGGGAATTGAATTTTCTTCCTAGACAAGCACAATTACCAATATAGGAGCTGTTATGTTTTTACTATTAATTTTCCCAATACTATTTGGTGCCGTTAATCACGAAGCACTAACCAAATTTCATGAAGAGATGGATGCCGGAGCAACTTGGCACAAAATTGAGGCCAAATCTTTAGACCCTAATGCAAAATCCATTCCAATGCAGATGTGTGATGATAATGGGGTTTGTGAAGAACCTTATGTTGTTTACAAACTTAAAATGCCAAAGAACAAATAATGTATACTCTGAAAGTTCCCAATGGAACATATAAGTCAGACAGTTTATTTATTCTGTTTTGGACAGTTATTAGACATAGACTTTACCATCTAATTAAAGATGGTAAGTACGATGACTAAAAGTCTACTACAGGCAGTTATAGTATTAGTCCCAACGTATATTACTGCATATCTTACTGATAAAATGATATACGTTATTCCCATGTTGGCGGCATGTTCGTTTATTGCTGCCAATTTATCCCCCTCTAAAGATAGTCGTAGAGTTGAAGAAGATGGATACAAAGAAGATGGAACCAGTTGACGTTTATTTAATGTACTGTGCATTAAAGGCCCATTTTGGTAAAGGTGATTATGATTATATCACCTATAAAGGTAAGACAAAGATTAAGAGAGACTCGTTCTACAAACGTAAGGACAGAGGATTCTTTGTAAAGATTGCAAAGAAGTACGATAATCCACAGGATTATTTCATATCAAATTTCATTAAAGACCGTAATGGTTATATCGCAAATTTCAATAATGATAATTATCAATCATGGAAACTCAAGAGGCAGGGGTTCTTTGATGAGTTTGAAGTTGAAATGCAGCCCCTAGTCCAATCCTTTGAAGATTTATTTGTAATAAAAAAAAGAACAGCTCTGGTGACGTATCACCCCAAACTTTTAAAAGAATTTCTGGGTGGGCGTGTATCAATAGAGACAATGATTATATTAAATGAACTAGTAAATTATAGTAAAGTCTGGAATGAGAAATTAAAGGACGATGTTATATGGCCTGATTTAAAAAAGTTTATGAATAATTACAAAAGGTTCTTGACTATTGATGAAAATAGGTATAGAATGAAACTACTTAAACTTATAGAGGAGTCCACATAATGGAAGAAGTTACAGAAATTCGCAACTCAGCGTTTTTTGAATCAAAGGTCATAGACCTTGAGGGGAAAAACAAATCCCTTGCATATGACAATGCCGAATTATCTAAAGAAAATGAAGATTTACGTGCAAGAGTTAAACAACTTGCAACAAGACAACCCCAATGGCCACAAGGATATCGTCCTAGAAAGCACTCGGCACACAAATGATAGCAACCCTGATCGATTCTATGGGCACCGATCTCTCTGTAGTTAATGCGGCGAGGGTATCTTTTGGAAAATCAAATATAGATTTTGATGAAATAAAAGATTCGAAATTAATTAATTATCTTGCAAAACATAATCACTGGAGTCCCTTTGGCCATGCATCTATGCAGTTCCATATTAAGGCTCCAGTATTTGTTGCAAGACAGTTAGTAAAACATCAAGTAGGTTTGGTGTGGAATGAAGTATCTAGACGATACGTTGATAATGAACCAGAATTCTATGAACCAATAGAATGGCGTTTGGCGGCAAAGGACAAGAAACAGGGCTCTTCTGATGAGACAATACTACATGACATTTCTGATACACATCGTATGTGCAAAGACGCATATACAGAAATGTTAGAAGAAGGTATTGCACCCGAAATGGCCAGAATGGTCTTACCCCAATCATTGATGACTGAATGGTACTGGAGTGGTACATTAATGGCATTTGCTCGTGTTTGCAACCTACGATGCAAACCAGATACACAACTGGAAACACAAATGGTTGCAAATCAAATAGATGAGATAGGAGAGGAAATATTTCCTTATTCTTGGAAGGCGTTAAGAGATGGATGATTTAGATAAAATATTAGTTTTAACAGAGGAGATTGGAATTCTTAAAGAACGGTTTAGACCAAATTCTGGTATGGGAAATATCAATACAACAATTTCTGTATTAGAACGCCGTGTTGGAGAGCTACAGGAAAAGGTAAGAAATGCCACTTGATTCTCAATCTAATATGGAAGATAATGTTATGATTAATCTGGACAATGCGATGAACAGAACCATCGTATTAGGTAATGGAGAATCCAGAAATTGGATTACTAACGTATATCTTCATGACATTCCAACGTGGGGATGTAATGCAATATATCGTGATATGTGGGTAGATAACTTAGTTGCTGTAGACTATGCAATGCAACAAGAGATATATCAAAAAGGGCTATTAAAAACAAGACAACTACATTTCGCAAACTGGAACCCTATTCCTGCTGAGATTTCCGATATGATGTTCATGGGTCATGACATACCAAAAGAGTTCGTTCATAAGACTAAAAGAACTGGTAATCATACAGAACAGTGTGTAGTGTCTGGTAAAGACCCCAGTAAGATACAAGAGAGTATTGAACTAGCCTTGAAGGAGCATCCTAATCTTGATCCAAAAGATTTGAAAACCAAGATGGAGAAAGATGTAGGGGTGTGGATAACATATCTAAGAGAAGATGATAACGTAAAATCAATAGACTTCCCTGTAGGGTGGTCAGCTGGTACTACTGCATTACATCTTGCATGTCAAGGTGAACCAAGGGCAAGGGTTAAAGAAGTGTATATGTTAGGGTTTGATTTATCGTCATATGATGAACCCCTAAATAACATATACAAGGGATCAGATAATTATCTGCCCAGTGATGCAAAAGGTTTCAATACAATAAATTGGTTGAACCAGATGCAAACTGTTTTTACGGAGTTTAAGGATACTACCTTTTATTGGGTAGCCCCTATTCACCGAAAAGGTGAAGTAACTAATGTTAAATATAATAACATAAGGTACTTGACAAAAGAACAATTTTGTGTTAAATTTAATATACACTAAACATACGATTATATACATTTACATAAGGAGAAAAATATGTCGTTAGCAACATTAAAGAAGTCTAATACTCTGGACAAACTGCTCGGTGCAGTTGAAGTCGAGAACAAACCCCTAGAGAAGAAGTCATACGTTGATGAGCGTATCTGGAAACCAGTGATGGATAAGTCTGGTAATGGTTTCGCAATCATTCGCTTTCTTCCGGCTCCAGAAGGTGAAGACCTTCCTTGGGCAAAAGTCTGGAACCATGCGTTTCAAGGCCCTACTGGTCAATGGTACATAGAGAACTCTCTCACTACCATAGGACAGAATGATCCTGTATCAGAGATGAACTCTGCATACTGGAACTCTGGTGTAGAATCCGATAAAGAAATTGCACGTAAGCAGAAACGTAAGCTGCAATATTTCTCTAACATCTTGGTTATTAAAGATTCTGCAAACCCTGAGAATGAAGGTAAGGTATTCCTTTATCGCTTTGGTAAGAAAATCTTTGACAAGTGCATGGAAGCAATGCAGCCTGCATTTGAAGATGAATCCCCTATCAA